GAAGAGTTTAAACAAAAAGCTGCGACAATCTTTGAGTCTGCTGTAAAAGCAAAACTTGTCGAAGAAATTGAGAAATTAGAAAGCGAATACGAAACAAAAGTAAACGAAAAAACTGAAGAAATTAAAGGTGAGATCGTTGAAAAAGTTGACGCTTATCTAAACTATGTTGTAAGTGAATGGACGAAAGAAAATGAACTTGCAATAGAAAAAGGTTTAAGAACCGAGATAGCTGAAGATTTTATCGGCGGTCTTAAAAACTTATTTGAGTCTCACTACATTGAAATTCCAGAAGAGAAGTACAATGTTATTGAGAATCAAGCTGCTGAAATCGAATCATTAAAAGGAAAACTTAATGAGGAGATGGAAAAAACAGTTGAACTACACTCTAAAATTGGTGAGTTTGCTAGAGACGAAATTCTAGTTGACGTTGCAAGTGATCTTGCTGAAACTGAAAAAGAGAAGTTTAAAGGTTTAGCAGAAAATATTGAATATAAAGACGCTGCGGATTTTAGAACGAAAGTTGAAACTGTAAAAGAATCATACTTTCCAAAGAAAAAAGTAGTGAGTGAAGACGAAACTAATAATGTGGCAGACAAACCTGAATTAGACAACTTGTCTGGTTCTATGGCTGCATATGCCGCTGCAATTAGTAAAACTAATAAGTAAAAGTTAATTAACTTTAATAAGGAGAGATAGAACTATGTTTTTATCAGAACAAGTACAACAGAAATGGCAGCCTGTTTTGGATCATCCTGATCTTCCAAAGATCGAGGATTCATACAAAAGAGCAGTCACGTCTGTTATATTAGAAAACCAAGAGAAGTCGTTAAAAGAAGACGCTGCTTTCTTATCAGAAGCTGCACCTGCTAACGCAACTGGTTCTTCTATTCAAAACTGGAATCCTATCCTTATCTCTTTAGTAAGAAGAGCAATGCCTAACCTTATCGCTTACGATATTGCAGGCGTACAACCTATGTCAGGCCCAACAGGCTTGATCTTTGCAATGAGAAGCAGATTCTCAACGCAAGGCGGTACTGAGGCTCTTTTTGATGAAGCAGATACAGATTTTTCAGGCAGAAATGCTGCGGGATCATCTGTGGATGGTTATTCTTCAACAGCTCAATCGGGTGAAAACCCTGCTGTGCTTAACGACTCTATCGGTACTTCAACAGGTTACACTGTAGGTACAGGTATGACAACAGCTGCTGCTGAGAAACTAGGGGAAGACTCTGGTAATCAGTTTGCTGAAATGGCTTTCTCAATTGAGAAATCAACAGTAACGGCTAAGTCAAGAGCTCTTAAAGCAGAGTACACTATGGAATTAGCTCAAGACCTTAAAGCAATACACGGTTTAGACGCAGAAACAGAATTGTCTAACATTTTATCTGCTGAGATCCTTGCGGAAATCAATAGAGAAGTAGTTAGAACAATTTACAGAACTGCTGAAGCTGGTGCTGCTGACAACGATAACTCAAACGCTGCGATCAATACTACATCGGCTGGTATCTTTGATTTAGATACAGACTCAAATGGTAGATGGTCAGTTGAGAGATTCAAAGGTCTTATGTTCCAAGTTGAAAGAGACGCTAACACAATCGCACAAAGAACGAGAAGAGGAAAAGGTAACATAATTATCTGTTCTTCAGACGTTGCTAGTGCATTACAAATGGCTGGTGTTTTAGATTACACACCTGCTCTTAACAATAACCTAAATGTGGATGACACAGGTAACACTTTTGCTGGTGTATTAAACGGCAGATATAAAGTGTACATTGACCCTTATGCGTCAAACCTTGCGTCAAACGCTTCACCAACTAAACAATACTATGTTGTTGGTTACAAAGGTACTTCACCATACGACGCTGGAATATTCTATTGTCCGTATGTACCTTTACAAATGGTTAGAGCAGTAGGACAAGACACTTTCCAACCAAAAATTGGATTCAAAACTAGATATGGTCTAGTAGCGAACCCTTTTGCTGGTGCTGGTTCAGGTGACTCGATCACTGCTGACG